ATGAACCATATGAATAATTTACTAATTTGTAGCCTGATAATTCTCTTGGTTGGTTGCACAACCATAAAAAATGTTTCAGATAGTTCTCAATTTGAAGGTGACATAGGCATAAAGCATTTAGAAAAGAACGCTTTCATTTGCACTGTTGATAATAATGCAATGTTTACGAAAGGCTTACCCGTTAACGAGCTATATGAAAACCATGGTTTCAAATCCTGTCCTCGCGGAATGGATGTTGCGTCCCTTCTAAAGGGGGCTGAAATTAAAGTTTCAGAGGCTTCTCATCGCTCACACTTCGGTTTAGTGTCTTATACAGATCATTGGTATTTTGTTGGTTCCGCCGACATTGGCGGTAAAATGGTGAGTTTTTATTACTACTTAGGGTTAACTACTGATGGAAAACCTCCTGAGAACTATCAGGATAATTTGTTGTGGCACTAGCAAAATCTCATGACAAGACCAGCCAGCATCGCTCCCTGCGGTCGCTGGACCTCGTTTCACTCGGCCGCTGCTTGCGGCGTTAGAACTACTAATCAGGGATGGGTGTATATGTTACTAAAAGTGTTGTTCTCTCTCAGTTTGCTATTGAATATTTACCTCATTTTTTGGTTCATTAAGAATAGTTACACCATCGAAGCTCACCCTATATTAAAGCGTAATAATTTTGTTTTATCCCAATTTGTGAACAGCTCACTTTCTAAAGACGAGCTTTTAATGATTGCAAAATCCAAATTAGGTATTGAGAAAGTAAAAGAACAATATAATCACCAATCATGGGACGATAAAAAATTTGCATCGTCTGTAATAATCGAGGGCATTAGCTTCTTTTTCAACGAAAAAGATGAATTAATGCAAGTAGACCACTCGTACAAAGGGTGTTCACCTTTATGGGTAAGGTAGTTTTAACAAACAAATTGTCGTCTAAACGTAAACAACGCGCTGCATATTCGAAGCGTTAGCCCCCCACAAATCTAAAAATTGAATCCGTACTGTGTCCGTACAAGTTGCGCTGTGGTTGTTTAAACTTTATACTCCAATCCATTACGGATTAACTCTGTACGATAGGAGTTTTTATGGCGACTGCAAGACTTGATATCCGTTTGGATGAAGAAATCAAAGCTAAGGCTGAGAAAGCATCGGCTTTGCTTGGTTTAAAAAGCTTAACTGAATACGTCGTTCGCTTAATGGACGAAGATTCAACTCAGGTGATTGCTGAGCACGAAAGCATTACTGTTAAAGCTGATGTATTCGACCAATTCTTAATGGCTTGTGATGAGGCTAAGGCCCCGAACAAGGCATTACGTGAAGCGGCTGCATTTACTAAACGTGGTGAGTTTAAGTGAGTTATTCCAAAACTTTCAAAGAATTGGATAACTCACAATACGATAGAGCATCATTTGACTGTGGCGAAGCAGAGTTAAACGATTTTATCCAAACTCAAGCAGCGAAACACATGCAAGCAGGTATTAGCCGTACAATGGTTTTACCTGCTGTTACGCCATTACCCAATCAAAAATATCCAATTTGCTCTTTCTATACTATCGCACCAAGTTCAATTTGCCGTGATATCTTGCCGCAAGCCATGGGTAAAAAGTTACTACGCTATCCCATTCCGGTCTTTCTGCTTGCTCAACTTGCTGTCCATAAAGAGTTTCATGGTAGTGGGTTAGGTAAAGCTAGCTTAATCAAAGCGCTAGAATATCTTTGGGAAATTAACGCTCACATGAGAGCTTATGCCATTGTTGTCGATTGCTTAACTGGCCAAGCTGAATCATTTTACGCTAAGTATGGTTTCGAGGTTCTTTGTGAAATCAACGGTCGTGTCAGAATGTTTATTCCAATGAAAACAGTCGGTCAGTTATTCACTTAGCTACAAGCTCCCCGCCTTGTCTGTCGTGCTGCCTATTCCTCACATTCGAGCATAGAAACTGTCTTTTGTATTCATAACGACTCAGTCTTAGATGCCGGTGTTTTTCAAGATAGTTGTCACTCTTTGTTTAAAAATCAAGCTGCATTTATTACGCCTTCTACTGGTGCCTTATCTGGGTTGAGTGTTACAGCGCCAACCGCTTCACAATTTCTAATCTCAGTAGACCAACGCATCGGTTTTCTTTCCTTCGCTGCCTCAAGCACTTTCTTGCGCTTGGCTAAAATAGCGCCATCTTGCAGTGCATGACGTTGCCCTGGTGAGACAAAATTTAGCTGGCTGTGTTTATGCTCATCGTTGTACCAGCTTACAAACTTTTCCACCCATTCTCTTGCTGTTGCTAAGCAGCTAAAACCTGATGCCGGCCACTGTGGACGGTATTTTAATGTTTTAAATAACGACTCTGAAAACGGATTATCGTTACTCACTCGTGGCCGACTTAATGATGCCGTAATACCGAGCTCTTCCAGCTTGGCTTTCATGGTCAGTGACTTCATCGGCGCCCCATTATCAGAATGCAGCACTAATGGCGTGTTAAAGCATTGCTCGCGTAACAGACTGCGTTGGATTAGTGCGGCTGCATATTCCCCATTTTCTTGCTCATGAACTTCGTAACCCACTATTTTTCTACTGTAAATATCTTCAAACAGGTACAGATAGTAGAACTGGCCTTTAACGGTTGAGGCCAAATAAGTGATGTCCCATGACCACACTTGATTCGGCCCATCTGCCCGATAACTCAACGGTTTGCTTCGATTGACCGTAGCCTGAGTGCGGCCACGATGGTTAAGTTGACCATGAGCATTTAACACTCTGTAGAAGCTGGATTCCGAGGCGATATAAATCCCGTTATCTAATAATGTTGGCACAATTTGCGACGGGGGTAAGCTGGCGTACTCCGCTTGATTACACACACTTAATATCTGTTGTCGCTCATGTTCTTCGAGTTTATTGGCCGGCTCTGGACGAGCTGCTGTTGGCCTTAAATCAGCTTGCACTTGACCTTCTCGATACCAACGTCGATAGGTACGCTTACTGAGGCCCGTTTCAGCACAAGCCTTATAAAGGCGAGCACCCTGGGTATACGCCTCTTGAATTAAGGCAATCAATGCTATGCGCTCAGGCAAAGGGGTTAGCTCTCCTCGCTGTCGTCCCCCCAGAGCACATTGAGCTTTTTTCTGAGCACCAGTAATGCGGCAGCTTCTGCCAACGCTTTCTCCTTGTAGCGTAATTCCCGTTGCAGCGATTTGATTTCGGCTTTGTCAGCCTTGGCCTGCTGTTTAATGGTTTTAGTTTGTACTTCTGAGGTTTGAAAACCAGACAAGCACTCCAACTTCCACTGTTGTACTTGTTCGCGGTACAAACCTTTTTCACGGCAATACTGGCTTATTTCTGCTTCTGATAGCGGAGCAGTTTCAATGAGTACCGCAAACTTAGCTTCTGCAGACCAATCATCGGCTGTTAATGTTTTTCCTGGCACGGGGCGACCTTCTTTTCTGGCTATATCTCGCCAATGATACAAGGTTTGCACCGCTATGCCTTCTTCCCGAGCTACCTCTGCGACCGTTAAGTTGTGAGGAGGTAATAATTTTTTAAGGATCGCCTCTTTACGTTCTGGTGAATACCGAGCCATATCATTCTCTTTTGCCGCACCCTGTCTTTAAAAATAATGATTATTTAGGGGTGACAACAATCCTGACACAGGGGGGAACAGTGCGACGGGGCCATCTTCGGTGTCGTGAATACTCAGCAAGAATGCGCCAGCTTTGTCGCAAACGGGTTGCCAATCGCTGATATCGTTGTCACCCTCGTCAAAGTAGCGCTCGATGAGGTTTTCAGGGGCATCGAGTTCAAACCAAATCGCCACAAACTCGCCGCCGTTTTCAGCTGCCCATGCTTCACACTCTGCGCGGGTCACGCCTTCATCCCACTCGGGCATATCTGGATGGGTCCAATAACCTTCATTACGTTCTACAGTTGCTGCTTGTATTGGGTTCATGCTGCTTCTCCTTTTATCCTGAGTTTTGATTCTGCGTTGAGTGCGAATACTTCGGCGTCGGCTTGGCCGAAGTCGCTGCACTCGATGGCGTTAAAAGACTTACAAATGCCCCAGCCGTGGTAGTTGTTGGGGGTGTACTTCACTTCGATTTGTTGCTGATCGCACATCAAGGTGAAGTAGGGCTTAGATAACGTGACCACACCCGTTTTAGTGCTGAACGTATTCATGCCGCCTCCTTGTTTTGGTTGTCGCTTGTTTGGCTGACTGGCGAATGGCAGGGCAGGCGCATAGGGTGATATCGGTACGAATACACTATGGTGCGGTTAATGCCCTTGGCTAAGTTGGTTAAGCCGTTGCCCAATGCTTGCCAGTACAGGCAATCTAACGCGCCCAGCGCCAGCGCGATCTTGATGCTGTCGCCCGTTTTGGCCTTGAGTAACAGGCTTAACTTATGGCTGCGATAATGATTTAACAGATGGCGAAAGGCCGCTGATTGAGTCATTTAGGCCACCTGCTTCGGTTGCAAAGGGTTTGATTGCAGCTTGGCCCAGTCGATGGCTTTAATGGCCTCGATCGTGGCGGCGATTTGCTCTAGCTTCTTTTGCCCGCGCATAAAGTTTGAAAGCTCAATACCGTGGCGAGCCGCCGCGCGTTCGGCGGGCAGGGCGCTGGTGTAATGCAGCGTTAACGCGGCAATCACCTCGGGCGAACTAATGCGAGTAAGCGACAGCAATAACGCAACGCGCTCTTGTGATTCAAAGCCTGGGAGTAAGTGGTTCATACGCTATTCTTTCCTTTTGAATCAGCAGGGCTAGGCTGCGGCTTCGCCGTTAAACACCACCAGATTGATGATGGGTTTCTTGGTTTTGGGGTTCACCTTGTCCGACAGCTTGTGATAGCGAATATGCACATCGCGGTGGGCTTCTTGGGTCATGGCTAACACGATGTATTGCTGGCACAGCGCGGGCGTCGATAACGAATGCGACAGGCGTTGTGGCTTCATGGTTTCAAACAAGTGCTGCGCCATATCATTCAACTTAGCTTGGTACTCGTCGGGGCTCAGTTGACGGCGGTTAGGGTGCGCGCCAACTGAGGTGCTGCACTTTTTGGCCGCTTGATTTTTCGCTAAGGTCATGGACACGCCGTAAACAAAAAACATAGATACCTCCCCACTGAGCCGCTGATTACGCTAAGTTGATTTGATCTTGCTTGGCGGCGTCGCGTTGCTTGTCGAGGTATTCGGCAAGGTCGGTGACATTGACCATCCAAGGCGCTTTGTTGCTGTTACTGGTGCGAAAGGCGGCTAAGGGCAAGCGGCCGGCTTTGGCATAGTTGGCCGCGGTACGCGGTTCGAGGCCAAAATACTCTTTGCTGATTTGATCCAGTGGCACTATCACTTTGTTGAACTGGGCCATAAGCAAAAACGCGGTATTGATGCAGCTCATGTTGGTTGCTCCGCTTGGGTGAGTTGCAGCGGATGCACGTTAGTGGCCGCCTGTTCGTTACGCCACACCATCACCTTGCCGTACAAACCTTGTTGGGGTTCGGTAAAGCGCAGGCAGAAATTGAGCCCGAGTTCGCCCGTGTGGCGGATGAACTGGCGATAAAACGCAGGGCTTGGGTGGTGATAGGCAAAATGCTTTACCAGTTCGGCGCATCGGGCTTGCACCCGTGGGCAATCCATCGGATCGGTGTGGCCCTTAGCCAGCGCCATTAAGCAGGCAAAACGTATTGCAACCAGTAGACGAAACTCATCGCGTTGCTTAGGTGTGGTGTGAACTTTCGCTAGAATCATTTCCCTGTCCTCGGTAGTGGGTACAGGTTAAAAGATAAGATAACTTATCTTTCTCGTCAATGGAAAGATAACTTATTTAAAGTTGATTCTTGTTTTGCTAACTTCATGAAGTTATTTAATGATGCAAAACCTAACCAGTCAAAGGTCAACAAACTGAACTAAATTACTCTGTTATTGTACAAAGTTAGCATTTTTCGGTGTTTATTTGGGCAAGTTCATGCGGATGGTATAAGTGGCGCTTAAGAAAGCGTTCTTGGCTATGTGGCATTGTTAGCTTGAAAACTAGTCACAAAAAATAACTGTATAAATCCACTAATATCTGGTTATTTTTTTAATCAGTGACTACAATCGTAAAATTCTTGCCAAGTAGTCACTTTTTTCTTGCTGCTGGCGATGCTTAAAAGCTATAGGGTTTTACAATGAATTCAGAACAAATCGTTAACATTGCCAGGTTGTCTCTTGAAGGGAAAGAATCTGATGTGAGGTTGTATGTTGCAAAATTAGTTAGAACAATGAGAAAAACTGAACCGGAAACTGCTGTTGCATTAGAGAACCTTCTTAAAGTGGCACCAGCAAGAAGTTCATCAGTGTTACGCAAGGCATCACCAATACATGGCGATATGAGTATTCCATCAACTGATGAAAATTTGACTCTATTAAAATCTTTTGAAGGTATATCCGTAGAAGAGCCATTGCTTAACCAAGCACTGGGTAGTTGTTTAGAGCAAGTAATATCAGAAAGACAGCATTCTAGTGCCTTGTTAGAAAAAGGATTAAGACCCACAAGCTCTTTGATTTTTCAAGGGCCGCCAGGTGTAGGTAAAACTATAACTGCACGATGGTTATCTTCAAAACTGAATCTACCATTTTATGTACTCGACTTAACGTCTGTTATGAGTAGTTTTTTGGGGAAAACAGGTAATAATTTGAGAGCTGTTATCGAGTTTGCTAAAACACATCCTTGCGTTTTGTTGTTGGACGAAATAGATGCTATCGCAAAAAAGAGAAGCGATGAAGCTGATGTTGGAGAACTTAAACGCTTAGTTACAATCATGCTTCAAGAGCTTGAGAATTGGCCTTCAGATGGTCTTTTAATTGCGGCAACAAATCATCCAGAATTAGTCGATCCTGCTCTCTGGAGACGTTTTGATATGGAAATTTCATTTGAAAATCCTAATGACGAGCATGTTAGGCTAGCCGTGAATAAGTTTTTAGGTCAAGACTTGAGTGATTTTGGTCAATGGGTAGAGCTTTTAGTTGATAGCCTTAAGGGGACGTCGTACAGTAACATCAAGAGGACAGTTTTGAAGCTGCGTAAACTTAAATTGATAAATCCTAAGTCATTTGAGGAAAACGCATTAAATTATTTGTTGCCTGATGTCACAAAAATAACTCGTACAGAGCGCATTAGTTTAGCTTTGAAATTAGTATCAGACTTTGGAATTCCAAAACAAAAAGCGGCGAAGTTAACCCAAGTTAGTAGGGATACGATTAGAAAAAAAATCAATGAAGTAACTATATAAGATAAAGGAATATCCAATGGCTAAAAAGAAAAACTATCTAATAGGAAAGGCGGAAGTTTTAACTAAGCTAACTCCGCCTCCAAAAATGAAGATGGATAAAGTTAGTTTATATACTTGGGAAGAGGTTGTTAGTCGTTTACAACATCAATTCATTAACGTTAGTAATGAATTAAAAATGTTGGATGATGATTTATGCCCTAAAGATTACTCTGTAACTAAGCTAACGTTACATCCTTCGTTTATCTCAAAAGGTCATTTCCCTAAAGCTTTGTTTCGTCAAATGGGTGTGCATTCGATAGGAAGTAAGGCTACAGAAGTAACTCCTGATAAGTGGACTAAAAAAGGTGAGCCAAAGACTTCACCATCAACTTCAATCTACATTGCAGGGAAAAGAGAGCAATTAGCTAGCTTTGCAGAACAGATAAGTAGCATGACATTAGCAACTCCGGGGGCAGATGATTGTACTGGTCAACCCAAACTGGACACTTTTAGTTGAGAATTTTCAAACTCTACAGGTGACAGATCACCATTAGCAGAATGAAGTCGCTCCAAGTTGTAATATTTCATGTAAGCAGTCACATCTTGCTTCATAAACTCCCTTGTTGGTTGATTAACTTTAAAAATCCAATCGTGTTTTAAGCTGCCAAAGAATCGCTCAACAACGGCATTATCCCAACACGCTCCCACATCACCCATGCTGGCTCGGATACCATAGCTCAATAGCAGCCTACCGAATTGCTTACTGGTATATTGCGTGTTCTGGTCTAATCCCATCGGACACTTAATTTTGAGACAGTATGGTCAATAAATTAAGAGGTCTATATGAGTCTGAAGAAATCACATAAGAGTTATCCGCAGGCATTTAAAGATGAAGCCGTCTTGATGGTGCTAGAACAAGGTTATAGCGTTGCCGATGCGGCAAAGTCTCTTGGAGTTAGCACGAGCCTGCTTTACAACTGGAAGGAAAAACACGAAGCCCTGAAACAAGGTATCACCTTAGAAGAATCTGAGCGTGATGAGTTGAAACGATTGCGTAGAGAAAACAAAGAATTACGCATGGAGAAAGAAATTCTAAAAAAGGCAAGCGCCTTCTTTGCGAGAGAAATGAAGTAAGATTTCGTTTCATCAAACAGCAATCTAACCTGTTTCCTATAACACTGTTATGCCGAGTAATGAGTGTCAGTAAGTCAGGCTATTACGATTGGCATAAACGCCCTGCAAACGTGATAAGCCTTGAAACACTGAAGCTTTATCGCCTTGTTAGACAGCTATTTAAGCAAAGTCGAGGCAGCTTAGGAAATCGTGAAATGGTGAAGAAATTGCGCAAGGAAGGCTACCAGGTTGGTCGCTATCTCGTTCGTAAAATTATGCACCGCCTTCGACTCAAAGCAACCCAGCGACGCGCTTACAAGGTGACGACACAGCGAAAACACTCAGATGCAGTGGCAGATAACCTGCTAAACATGAACTTTAACCCCGTATCGGCTAATGAGGTTTGGGCGGGTGACGTGACCTATTTAAAGACGGGTGAGGGCTGGATGTATTTAGCTGTGGTGATGGATTTATATTCACGCCGGATTGTGGGATGGCACATAGACAAACGCATGACCACGGATTTGATATCTAAGGCATTAATAAAAGCCTACAACCTGCGCCAACCGGCCAGAGGGCTGGTATTTCACAGTGACCGAGGCTCGCAATATACCAGTAAGCAATTCGGTAGGCTGCTATTGAGCTATGGTATCCGAGCCAGCATGGGTGATGTGGGAGCGTGTTGGGATAATGCCGTTGTTGAGCGATTCTTTGGCAGCTTAAAACACGATTGGATTTTTAAAGTTAATCAACCAACAAGGGAGTTTATGAAGCAAGATGTGACTGCTTACATGAAATATTACAACTTGGAGCGACTTCATTCTGCTAATGGTGATCTGTCACCTGTAGAGTTTGAAAATTCTCAACTAAAAGTGTCCAGTTTGGGTTGACCAGTACACTCTACGCAATCGTTTCAACTCATCACGCTCAGATTCTTCTAAGGTGATACCTTGTTTCAGGGCTTCGTGTTTTTCCTTCCAGTTGTAAAGCAGGCTCGTGTATTGCGCGACAATTACCCTGACCGGTTCAGCGACAATTAGAATGGCCGGTTGATCTGATACATTCTGGACAAAGATTCTAAGGGAGTTCTTTGTGCCAGGTCATCGAATTACAGATCAACAAATAAGGCTATTTATGTCTAAACGAAAAGATCACCTTCAAGTTACTGCGGCGAGCAAAGCTGGCATTTCGGAACGCTCTGCAAGACGAATTGAATCCGGCCAGCGACAATTAGGCCCATCAAAACCTCGAAACTACCGTACTCGTACCGACCCCCTAGAACTTGTATGGGACCCCGTCGTTTTACCACTCCTACAACTTTCTGACACTATTACTCCTGTTGGCGTGTTTGATTATCTTTGCGAAGAATATTCAGATGTTTTCGCTGTAACGCTAAGGCGAACCCTTGAACGACGAATTCAAAAATGGCGACAGATAAATGGCCAAGATAAAGAGGTTATTTTTCGCCAAGTTAAAGAATTCGGTCAGTTGGGGATCATGGATTTCACTTGGGCGGATTTCATTGTCACGATTAGAGGAACAACTCTTAAGCATCGATTTTTTAACTATCGATTACCTGCAAGTGGTTGGAGTTACGTTCAAGTCGTATACGGCGGAGAAAGCTTCGTAGCTGTTGCTACAGGCTTACAAAATGCCTTTGAACAATCAAATGGTGTTCCACAGGAAGTCAGAACGGATAGCTTGAGCGCTGCTTATAAAAACCATTCCAACGAAACATTATTTACTGAACGATTTTCAGAATTATCGATTCATTATGGTTTCAAACCTTCTAAAAATAACACCGGCATTGCCCATGAAAATGGTGCCATTGAAAGCGCCAACAATCATCTAAAAAACCAAATCCGACAAGCTTTGGCTATTCGTGGTTCAAGTGACTTTGATAGCATTGACGAGTATGAAACATTTATTGATGACGTCGTCCAAAGACGTAATCGCCGTATTATGGCACTTCTCATCGATGAGCAACGACAATTACAACCCTTACCTAAATTTGAAAGTGTTAATTACGAAATTTACCCAGTAAAAGTATCGAGCACCAGTACGTTTCAGTTAAAACGAGTGACTTATTCAGTACCATCCAGACTCGTCGGTGCAACATTGCGCGTGCATCTTTTCGATAAAAAATTAGATATCTATTGCCATGGAGTGCACACCGCCACGCTCACTCGCGTACATGCGTCAGCAAATAATCGCGGTCATCAAATTAATTATCGTCACTTAATCGGTGCACTGATGAAAAAACCTCGAGCATTCAGGGGGGGCCAATGGCGAGACCAACTGCTTCCAAATGAAGACTATCGCCAAATATGGAAGAATGTCGATGCTCTACTAAGTGCTGATGAAGCAAGTCTTTATATGGTTAGGTTACTCAATATCGCCAGTAAATCAGATCGTGAAGAAGCGGTAGGAAGATTCGTTCTCGAAGGGATAAATCTAGGGCAACGGCCAAACATAGTTGACTGTGAAGAACGTTTTTTAAAAGACGAAGAGTGGGAATTTAACCTTAAAGTACAACAACATAGCTTAGCGTCTTATCAGCAAATTCTTGACGAGGTGAATGAATATGTCAGTTGAAACGTTGCCTATTATTCTCAAAGAGCTTCGACTAGTGAGCTTACTTCCACATTGGCAACCGTTGGCTGAGAAAGCACGAGAGCAGCATTGGCCGGTGGAGCGTTACTTAGCTGAATTATGCCAATTAGAACTCAGTTGCAGAGAACAAAAGCGATTGCACCGAGGCTTAAAAGAAGCAACGTTACCAATAGGTAAATATCTTGACACCTATGATTTTAGCGAAGTTGAAGGCTTATCCAAGAAGCAAGTCTGGCATTTAGCCGATAATGCTGAGTGGTTGAAAACAGGAGATAATATCTTGCTGTTCGGTGCCAGTGGTTTAGGTAAAACACATATTGCCGCTGGACTTGGTTATCGTCTTGTAGAGCAAGGGCATAGAGTTAAATTTATGAGTGCGAGCCTACTTGTGCAGCACCTGCAAAAAGCGAAAGAAGAGCTGAGATTGCCAGAAGCCCTAGTCAAATTGGACAGATTTGCAGTGTTAATCTTAGACGATCTAGGCTACGTGCAAAAAAGTACAGAAGAAACTAGCGTCTTGTTCGAGCTTATCGCGCATCGTTATGAAAGATATAGCCTAATAATAACCTCAAACCAATCATTCGAAGATTGGGATAAGTTATTCAGTGACACAGTGATGACCGTAGCTGCAATCGATAGGCTGATCCACCACGCGAAAATTTTGCAATGCAAAGGAGAAAGCTACAGGCGAAAAGAAGCCCAAAACAAACTAAATTAAACCGAGTCTCAACCGGCCAAGTTAATTGTCGCTGGATCGGCCAAGCTAATTGACGCGCTATACTCGTGCTAACTCCAAGAGACTTTGCCGCATCGGCAACGCTATAACCTTGTTCTAGCACCATCAAGACGGCTTCATCTTTAAATGCCTGCGGATAACTCTTATGTGATTTCTTCAGACTCATATAGACCTCTTAATTTATTGACCATACTGTCTCAAAATTAAGTGTCCGATGGGATTAGACCAGAACAGATCTTATTAGAATCTGGAGTTTAGAAAATATAAAGCCAGAGACTAAAATTAAAAAGGGAATTGGTGAGGTAAAAAAAATTTTTGAAGCAGGTATTCAACTAATTCCTGATAGCCCATCTGAGTTTGTGAAGTCTTCATTTACGAAGTATGCGAAAAAACTAGGTTTCGAAGTAAATGAAGAGCTCTCAATTGAGGTTTCAAATTTGTGGTTTGTACCTATTACTGGTAGTTCTGAACAACTGAGTAAATTGGCTGAACACTCATTCATTCGAGTTATTAGACCGATACCTCAACTTCGCTCTTTTCAACCATTAGTGCGTGGTTTACCTATAGCTTCCAATGCAATACTTCCAACTGAGCCACCTTATGCTTCTGACGTGCGAGTCGCAATTTTGGACGGTGGATTACCTAAGTCGCATGCTCTTATGCCGTGGGTAAATGACTACAAAATATCAGATTTAACCGCAAGTGATCATTTAGGTGGAGCAGCACATGGATTAGGTGTTACCTCTGCTTTTTTATTTGGTCCATTATATCAAGGGCAGGCAGCATCAAGACCTTATTCATATGTAGATCACCATCGTATACTAGATAGCTTAATCTCAACTGAGGATCCATTAGAGCTATATAGGACGTTAGCACATATAGAAGAGATTTTACTGTCAAGACAGTATGAGTTTATTAATATTAGTTTGGGGCCTGACTTGCCGATTGATGACGATGAAATTCATCCTTGGACATCATTAATAGATACATATTTGGCAGATGGGGACACCTTTCTGACTATTGCGGCTGGCAATAATGGTGAGAATGACAGCATCACGATGCTAAATCGTGTTCAGGTTCCTTCTGATTGTGTTAATGCAATTGCAGTTGGTTCAGCAACAACAACTAATGCAAATTGGAATAGGGCATCTTATAGTGCGGTGGGTCCTGGTCGTTCGCCTGGAAGAGTAAAGCCAGATTTATTAGCATTTGGTGGTTCCCCTACTGATTACTTTCATGTAGTAAATGATTCTAATCCACCGAAGTTAATTCCTCAGTGTGGTACTAGTTTTTCTGCTCCATACCTACTACGGAAAGCTGTTGGCATAAGGGCTATGCTTGGTTATAGCATTTCTTCTTTAGCAATAAAGGCGTTACTTATTAATAATGCGCAAACAGATAAATATACCCAATGTGATGTTGGTTGGGGGAAAGTGCCCGAGGATATCAATCAGTTGATAGAATCTCCTGACGGAGTTGCTAAGATTTTATATCAAGGTGAGCTTTCGCCTGGGAAATATTTACGAGTGCCACTACCGCTACCTTCTTCGGGAATTCAAGGGAAAGTCAACATAAAGGCTACATGCTGTTTCTCGACATCGGTCGATCCACAAGATACTTCAATGTATACGAAAGCTGGAGTAGAGATTACATGGAAGCCAAAGCTTGGGGGGAAGGCTGAGACATTTTTTCAACAAGTTAAAATTGCAAACGAGTCAGAGTTAAGGCGTGATGCAGCTAAATGGGAGTCTACCTTACATAAAAGTAAGGTTAAATTTGGTAATAAATTAGAGTCACCAGCATTTGAAATTCATTATATGGCAAGAGATGGCGGTGCAAATATCAGTGGATCTAAGGCTCCAATAATAAAGTATGCTTTTGTAGTTACACTTGAAGCACCTAAACATAAAGAAATATTTACTGATATTCTAGAGACCTATTCAAAGATTTTAACTGAAATAGAACCAAGAATAATTATTCCAGTGCCAGTGCCAGTTACTGTATAAAAGTTGTAATTGATAAAAGTAGATAACATTTAATGATATCTACTTTTATCTGATTTATTTGGTAGTTTTGAATGTTCTATTTAAATAAGTACAGAATACCAAAACACTTTGCCAATCACTTTAATGTTTTTAAGCTGTTCGTTATTGATGTGCTCGTCTGGCCACTCATCTGTGTTGTAGCTGCGTAGACGCAGGCCACCACCGGGGAGTTTGTAGAGCATTTTGACACGCATCATGCCATCGTGGTTTATGGCGTACATTTTACCATCAACTATTTCGGTGGCTGAGGTATCAACGCCTACCGTTGAACCGTGGGGTAATACAGGTTCCATGCTGTTGCCATTCACTTTTACACAGGCCGCATGATCTGTGTTTACACCTTGACGCTTAAGGCTGCTTTTAGCAAAGCGGAGCTTGGGGCCTTTATACTCAACACCTTCTGCAATGCCTTCACCCGCTGAGAGTTCGATATCCACGTAAAAGGGGATTTCGACTTCATCTTCACCCAGTGGACTATCGTTGTCCCATAGATCAAAACCGCCAGCCCATTCAGCATTCGATTCAGGTTTCGTTGCGACTTGTCCATTTAGAAGCCAGCTGAGATCACATTTTAATGATTTCGCCAGAGCAAATAAATTTGCGCCCTTTGGGGCCGTCTCATCTTTTTCCCACTGTGTTACTGCAACAGCAGAGACCCCAACTAAAGCACCAAGTGCTTTTTGGGTGATACCTAATTCTTTACGCTTTTCGCGTATGCGCTGACCAAGTGTTTTCATGTAAGTGATCTTATCTTTTGTTGACATAAGTTTCCTTTCTTTCTATTGTGTAAGAAAACTTATTTACCCAGTGTGGAGACCAACCCATGACAAAAGATGATGCCGTCAAATTTTATGGTTCTCAAACCAAGCTCGCTCAGGTTTTGAACATCAAACCTTCTGCAATTAGTCAATGGGGTGAAGACGTTCCCGAACTCCGCGCTTATCAAATCGAGCGCCTAAGCCATGGCGCACTCAAGGTTAACCCTGTTGTTGTTTTAGATAATCCTGAGTCAGTGAGTGTGGCTTAGGTTCACTTTAGGTTGAAGGAGGACAGTACACATGAAAACCCATTCACGTAAAAATGACAGCCGTTTGAATTTGTTGATGAAAACGATTCATCGGGTGTTGGAGTTACCTAAGATGACGCGCTTTGCGCTGGCGATAGATTTTGTTGCGGCGGTTGAGCGCCTTGGGCTAAGCGAGGTGTTAGCGGCGGAGGGCATTAGCTTTGCGAGCACGCAAGACGTGCACAACGATGCGCGGATTAATGCCCAAAAGCTGTTCCGTTGGCTTGGCCAGTATGAGGGCCAACACCCGCAGGTTGATCGCTTGTTTCATGTTGAGCAAGCACTGGTGGCGGCGTTGCCCGAACATTTGCGGGTGCAGTATCTCAACGATGTATTTGGTTGCACTGGGGTGACGGTCATTGCCGATCGCATGAGTGACGGCCATGTGTTGCATGTGGCTGATATGGCAGCGTCGCTCACCAAAGAGAACGCCGAGGCGCAAGTGACGGTGATCCATTTGGGCGAGGAGCCCAAGCGCGAGCAGTTAGTGGCGGCGCACCGTGAGTTAAAAGAGTCGGCGGCGACCACGCAAGCGAGCATGGCGGCGTTAGAGCTGGCGTATCCGTATTTAGCGAGTCACGGCGGTAAGGCGGCGCAATACGCGGCCGAGAAGTGACCGCGATGCCGCAATCGAACCTAAACATCAATGTTATCGCCAGTGCTAAACCTGAGCTGCACCAGCAGTTGATCCGCTTGGGCGACATGATCGGCGACGGTTTGCACTTAGAACCCGATGGCAAATGGATTGCGAAAGAGTATGTAAAAGTGGCGCGGGCGTTAGGTTATCGGCCTAAACGGGCGAATCACAGCGCACAGATTAATGCGGTAATGCTTAAGCGGGTGGCTGATGTGCCGTGTGGCCAGTGCGGTTTGGCTTTAAAGCAAACTAAGTCGGGCTCAAAACGCGCCGTGTGTGCCAATGGGCATAAATGGCAGTTGTTGAAATGACTTGTTTGAATGAAAAAAGGAGAACATGACATGTTCACAAATCAGTTAAGTGATAAGTGTTTGGCGGATTTAGAACCGATGGTTCGTAGTGATATTGCCATCCTGCGCTGTAAAGCGGCCTGTTTAAAGTCACAGGCCGAGACGACGGATTGCGAGTCTACACGCGCGCTTCTTTTGGCAAAGTCCAATTGTGCATTTCTTGAGTCAGTAAGAATCGAAGATCTTGCTCGGTCATCGCTCGAACATCGCTTGGCTTCCAACAAAATTTTAAGCAGATATACAGGTGTACAGCGTCTATGCCTGTCACTCCTTTATATTTTTCGCGTTCGGCCAGTTCGTCACCAAATACGTCTAGCGAGTAGGCTTGTTGGCCAATTTCTGAATGAAGCTTTTTGTTTGCTTCGTAGTGTTCTTTCGTTCGGTGGGCTTTAGTCATGGCAGTTCCTTTGCTATGTGAGTTTTTGAAATAAGAAAGCCCGCTAAAGTTTGGCGACTGAGCGCGGGCTTAATACCTAAGAGAGGCGATTACATGTTACGTATACATGATGATTTCGTCAATTTTGTGCTGGCTGTCGCGCAGTTAGGCGGTGGCTTATGAGCATGGAATTGATGGTAAAAGCGATGAAGGCCAAGGTGGGTAATCCACTGCGTAAGCTGGTGTTGATTAAGCTGGCCGATAACGCGAACGATAATGGTGAGTGTTGGCCGAGCCATCAGCATATTGCTGACCAGTGCGAGATTGGTCATAGCACAGTGAGAAAGCATATTGCGGCACTGGTTGATATGGGGTTTGTGACGATTAAAAATCGTAAGGGACCTAAGGGAAATTTAACTAATATTTACACGATTTCAATCTGCTACAAGGTAGCACCCCCTGTGCCACCAGATAGCACCGAAGGGGTGCCACCAGATAGCATAGGTATGCCACCAGATAGCAGACCCCCTCTGCCACCAGATAGCACCGGAATCTATCACTCTTTTGAACCTATCAAGGAATCTTTAAAAGATAGTTGTCCAGCAACGAGTGCTAAGTCGGTTTTCAATGCGTTTTTTAAAGCGTATCCCGCCCATCGCAAAGGCGGCTCGGATTCGGCTGCGTGGAAAGCGTGGAAGGCCGAAAAGCTGACCGACGCCGATTGTGTGTTGGCGGTGAGCTGGTTGAAGGAAGCTGCGGCGCTGGATGCAAGTTGGGGCTTTAGTGCGAACGGCCAGTTTGTGTTGGGTATTACCAAGTTTATCCGCGAACGCCATTGGCTAACGCCGTTGCCAAGACCGATGGCCGCCGCTGTTGGGCAAGTGGATTGGCGCCATGCGGTGTATGACCCTGAGGATCCTTTGATATGACTGCCAAGCAAAATACGAGCATGAAATCACTGCAGACCTTAATCCGCCAGCCGCTGGTTGGGCAGGGGCGCGTTAGCCAACCTGAGCCAACTGCAATGGACATGGCGATTGTGGACAGCGTGTTTAGCAAGTTGCGGGTGTTGTTCCCTGTGAGTGCGCCACGGCCTGAGGACGAAGCGACCCACAAAGGCGAGTGGCTTAAAACCTTGGCGGCGCAGGGGATTGCGAGCCGCGAGCAAGTGCAAGCGGGGCTGAATCGCGCCAGACGCGAGCAGGGCGATAGGCAGTTTTGGCCGACACCGCGCCAGTTTGCGTTGTGGTGCCAACCCACGGCTTGTGATTTGGGATTGCCCACGTTAGAGGCGGCGTTTAAGGAGGCGACCCGCCATTACCATCACCCTGACAAGCATACGTGGAGCCATGATGTGGTGCGCTTAGCGGTGCGCGAGACGGGCAGTTGGATGTTTGCCACTGGGCTCGAAAAGGACGTGTTAATGACGTTTGAGCGCAATTACAAAGTGTTGTGTCGGCGCTTTAGCCGTGGCGAGTTGACCGATGTTGAATTGCCAAAGGCATTACCAGAAACGGTGACGCGGCCGACTGAGGCGGCAAAGGCGAAATCGATTATTGCCAATTTACGGGCAAACCTAGGGCTTAAGGGGGCAAACGATGGCTGCTAGCGGGGTTGAGGTGGGTAAGTTGAACGATGCCGCGCTGCGCCGTTGGTTACGTGGCGGTTTGACTCGGGATTTTAGGGACCCGCAGTTTCCTGAGCTGCGTTTACGTGCGACGGCGGATAGGACGAAGGCGAGCGTGCATTTGGTGATTAATGAGGGCGATAAGACGGTTTGGAAGAAGCAAGGCGTGTGGCCGAGCATGTGCATTAAGACGTTTTTAGCGGATTTACCTGTGATGCTGGCTAAGCGCAGTGCGGGCGCGGATGTGTTGCGCGGTGAGTTTGCGACTGTGACTGATTTGCTGTTGTGGTATGGGGATTATTTGGATGGTAATACGACCTTAAGCCCGAGCTGGCGCGATAACTGTAGGTCGATTATGCGTAAGCAGTTGTTGCCTAAGTTGGGGGATGTGGCCTTGGCTGAGTTGTCGTTTTTGGTGGTGGATAGTGCGTTGGTGAAGCTGATGCTGAATGAGGGTTATGCGCCGCATTATATTCGTTTGAGTGTGAATGTGCTTAAGCGGGCGTTGAGTTTGGCGGCGGATTTTAGGTTGTTATTGCTTAATCCTCTGATGGGGTATCGAGTGACGATGAGTTTAACCTTATCACCTAAGCCTGATACGCGCTTGATGGAGTCGGACTTAGGGCCGTTGTTTGTGGCGTTGCGTGATGCATTTATGCCGGTGGCGATGTTGTTTATGTTGATGCTGATGTTTGGGACGCGCATTGGTGAAACCCGCTTGGCACGATGGGAGCATTTTGCGGGTGAGTTTTGGTTTATTCCTGCGGCGAACGCGAAGAACCGCCAAGAGCACCGGCTACCGTTAACGCCTACGGCTAAGGCGCTTATTCAGCATTATTTGCAGTGGCAGCTTAAAAATGTGGGTAAGCGGGCGTTTTTGTTTGCGGGTGATGTTGGCGCCATTAGCCAGCGCACTGCGCATTATTGGAGTGAGACGATTCGGTTTAAAGAGTTTACCTCGCATGATTTGCGCAAGCTTTGCCGGACGATTATCCAAGACATGGGTGTGGATACTATGGTGGGTGAGCGGTTGCTTAATCATGCCCTGCCTGTGCTTTTGCGTACCTATGTTCATTCGACTTTGGATAAGGGTATGTTGAGTGCGCTTGATGCGTATCACGCGCATTTAATTTCGCTCGGTTTTAGTGAGGTTGCGCCCGAGATAATCCCTAGATCGTCTGAGAATGTTGGGAGTGCTCAAACCCTTGGTGCGAGTGGGTGGCTGTGATGATCGTTGCATCAGCCTTACAAGAGTATGCAATGGCACAAATTAAGGTGGTTTTATGAGTCATCCAGCTGCAAAAATTCTAAAAACAGGCAGGGCGATTAAGGGGCTTTCTCAGGACGAAGTGGCGGCGTTTTACGGGATAAGCCGCCGAACGTATCAGCGATGGGAGAATGGCAAGAGTAACGTGCCTTATAACCACCTGCGCTCAATAGTGGATGATGTATTCCATTTATCGATAGACCAGATCACGGAGGTGGCTAATGCGAGTATGTGATGCGCAAGAGCAGGTTATTAACATGAAAGCCCTTCGTGCTGGGCTCAATGCCTGGGGGCGCTATTGGGCGTTCCAAGAACTCGGTAAAGGTTTCACTAATCGCAGTGCTTGCGATAAGTTAGGTGAGGTGCAAGTTTATGGATGTGCGTTGGTTAGGGAGTTGAGCGTTCCTAAGCAGGTGGTCCAGTTCGATAGGATGATTGAGCGGTTATCGCCAAACTGTATTCGGGCGATTCGCACCTGTTACGTGTGCAAAGGCCAGTGGGCATTGATGGGGTTCGATAGCAAGAAGTCGTATGTGTATTGGTTGAGAAGGGCAGAGATTCAATTAGCAAAGTGAGGTGGGTGATGGAGCAATTCTTTTTGTTTGGTGATTTAGAAACGGGTGGGCTGAACGGCCGCTTAGACAATGGGATGCTGGGTATGGAGTATTACCCTATCTTTGAGCTGGCCTTTATCGTGACTGATAGTGAGCTAAACCAAGTGGGTGAAGCGCTGCACGTTGTTGTGCATCAAGACGATGAACACATTGCAAGGTCACATGAGTGGGCGATAGATGTGCATACCAAGAGTGGGTTGTTAGCTGCTGTTCGTGCCTCATCAGTATCGTTAGCACAGGCTGAGCAGATGGTTATCGAACACCTGAAAGCACTGGGAATACCTAAGCATGACCGTAAAGCTAAGACTGGTGTGGTGTTTGCGGGTAACTCAATCATGTTTGATCGTTCGTTTATCATGTGCCAAATGCCTGAGCTTCATGAGTACATGCATTACAGGCAGCTAGACATATCAGCACTAGGGCTCGCAGCTAGAGCTTGGGCGCCTGAGGTTGAGCGTAATGCGATTAAGGCTAAGCAGTATCAGCATGAAGCCTTAGCCGATATTCGGGAGTCGATAGCGGAACTCAAGTACTATCGCGACGAGTTGTTTGGTTGTGAAATATCATCTTTGTCAATAGGTTAGGCGCGGCCTGTTCAAATGAGAATGGCTATCATCAGAGCTAGATGCGACCTATTATCATCACGGGTCCTTCCGGCTGCCTTCACTGCGGGGGCAGTGACGCGCAATGCTTCACTACATATGAGAATTTTGGGGAGGTTGGTTGTTGTTTTATGAGCCCCCTAAAACACCCTTCGAACACTTGCTTAGAAATACCTACTAACCAATTGATATTTTTCTGAAAATTGTTTGTAATGCATGTGCTGTTATTAGCAGATCGACAGGGATCTAATATACCAACTTTTGATCCTATAAGTGCGTAGAACAAACATACAGAGGTTTTGAATGCCAAGTGTTGCGACAACAGAGGCCATTACTTGGCCAAGTTTAGCGATTATAACCGCTACTTTTACGGTATTGATCGGTTTTATTAAGTTGATGTTTGACTTTCATTTTGAGAAGAACAAGTTTCGTCATAAAAATATTGAAATAGTTCAGTCTACTTTGAGTGGCAATCTACATAAACCAAGCTTAAAGCAACGGTACCTTACTGAGCAGGTTTTTAGTTTGATGTACCGATTCAGACTCACATATGACGAGATCAACGTTTTGCTAAGGTATTCAAATCCAAGTCGTGCATTCGAACTGTTTGTAAAAGGGAATGAGTATCTAAATTTATCTAATAAGTTGAATTCAATAGTTTTAAAAAAAAACTACATGAAAAAATCAATAGGAAATCTGATTTTTTTTCCAAGGGACATAATTTTCTTCATTGTGTATGGAATTTGGGGATTTTTAGGAACCTTTAGCTTTGCTATTGCAATTTACGTGAGTGAAACAGATAGTTGGTATTCTGTGCCTAAAATTCTTGAACAGTTTGAAATGATTGGAATTATTTGGTTTTTTTTATGCATATTTATCGGGTGTGTATTTTGGATATTTGCAGGGAAATCAATTAATCGGATCGGAAATATTAGAGCCGCTTTCACACTAGTGGAGATGGGTGATAAATCACTTAAGCGATAAGTAAAACAATAAATCCTCTGTGATTAAGTTTTCACGTATCACATATTTACAAATTCCGAAACGACACTTTTGTCGCTTTTAGCGACACTTTTGGCGCTTTCAAGGCCCTTAAAATCGATTACATTTGTATACGCTTGCTAAGGTTACATTTATTCAGTCGCACGTTATTTGTCTGCCAAGGGCTCCTTTTAGGGGCCCTTTTTATTTGGCGCTATTTCTTGTTCGCAAACATCCAAATAGCTGTTCGTTAGCTAACCCCCCGCTGAAAAAAAGCGGCCGCTGCAATGGTGGTCGTGGTGGGTATGTGTTGCCGTGGTGTTTGACATGATCGCTACGGACGTTGAAAGACACTAAAAACATCAGCTGTTAGAGGCGGCTTACCTCACCGTTGATCTAACCGTTGGCCGCGCTAAGGCTAACCTCATTTTAAAGGAGACTGATCTATGTCATTAAAGCAAAAGCTCGTGGCACTGGGGCTTTCTTCTGCTGTCGCACTGGCGGGGGCTAATTTGATTGCCCCCGCTGAAGCGCCGAACGGCGAGCCCGTTCTGCACACCTATCTTGATCCGGTGGAAGTTATCACAGCTTGCTTAGGGCACACTGGGCCCGAGCTTGAGATCAACCAGTTTTTTAGCGAGCAGCAATGCATTGAAATGTTCGCCAAGGATTTAGGTAAAGCCGATCGGCAGCTGCGGCGGCTAACGTATCCGGTGCAACTTACCGAAGGTGAGCACGCTGCTTATCTCAGTCTGATTTATAACTTTGGTGCGGGTAACTTTCAAACCTCCACCTTGCGCAAGCTGTTACTGCGCGGCGAACGGGTGGCCGCTTGTCACCAGCTCACCGATGCATGCGGTAAACACGGCTGTACTGGTTTTGTCTATGCCGCTGACATCAAGCTGCCTGGCTTAGTCGAACGCCGCAAAGAAGAACGTAAAATCTGCTTAAAGGATTTATATGTGGAACAAAATCATTAATGCCACGGGCTCGCTGCACCTGTATTTAATCGCAGCGCTCATCATAGTGATAACGCTACTTGGCCTTAGCCTTACCGCCGTTAAAGCTGATCTCGCGTTAAAAAACTCGCAGATTGAAACGGCCGCCGTTAACCAGCGTATGCTGCAAGATGATCTCACGGTTGTTACCGATGAACTGCAAGCGCAGGCCATCGAACGTGACAGGCTCGCTAAGGATTACGCCTTTGCTTTAGCACTCAATGAAAAAGCCGCCAAAGCCAAGGCCGAGATTGATCGCCAGCTTGCTGATCAGCGAGAAGCCATTAAAAAACTAAGGACCTCAGCCAATGAACAAACCCGAAGTTGGGCTAATACTGCTGTGCCTGATGATGTTAAGCGGCTGCTCAAGCACGCCGCCTATTGCGCGCACCGTAGTCACCAAGCAGACCCAATATGTGTTACCGCCGCAATCATTAATGAGCCAGTGCCTGCCAGCCGAATGTAGTTCAGATGCTAATGCCGATCTGCCCGATTGCATCATTCAACTCTTAGCCGTGATCACCAAGTGTGATACCGATTTGCATAACATCGAAACATGGCGAACGGAAAAACAGCATGAACAATCCATACATTAATGATGTGACCACTCAAAAATCGCTGACGTTTAGCGCTTATGTATCGTCGCTCATGAGCACAATTGGAGGTGCGTTTACGTTGAATGAAATCGCCATTTTGCTCGGGATATTCTTCGCGCTCGTCACCCTATTAGCCAACGTTTTTTATCAGGAGTTGCGCCGCCGCCGTGAGCAACGTCAAACAGATAAGGACGAACTACGCGCCCAAGAGTTACACCGAGCGGAGATGCAGCTGAAAGCAGCACTGTTAAAACAGGTAGATGAACACCATGGCACGCATTCAACCATCACCACCCGAGCCTGTTCTACTGAGTAAAACCGACCTATGCAAAAGCCTTGAGATCAGCACCCAAGCGTTTGATAAGTGGGACGTGCCAGTGCACAGCAAGCTCGGTCGCGTGTGTTTATACAAAATGGCCGATGTGGTGGGTAACAGACTTGCCAACGAGCGCAAAAAAACCATCACTAAACCCGATGAAGATGATCCCGATAAGCCAGATATGGACTACGAACGCTGGCGCTTAATCCGAGCCCAAGCAGTTGGGCAGGAGATTAAAAACGAAAAAGACCTCAAAGAAGTGGTCGAAGTTAATTTTGCTACCTTTGTGCTAAATCGCATTGCTGCGCAAATTGCCCCAGTGCTCGATCAAATACATATACGGGTAAAACGCAAATTCCCCGACATTCCAGAACGCACAATCGACGCTATCAAAGCGGAGGTGATTAAAAGCCAAAACACCGCCGCCGATCTTGCGGAGGGCATTGAGGGTTTATTAGATGAGTATATCGGCCGCGCAGATTAAAAATCTGAAAGCCGCCGTTGCTGCTGGGCTGCGTTCGTTCTATCGCCCACCCATGCTCACCTGTTCTGAATATGCCGACGAGCACTTTTACATGTCGTCGGAGTCCTCTTACACCGAGGGTAAGTGGGAAAGTTTACCGTTTCAAATTGGCATTCTTAATGCCATGGGTAACGACCAAATCAGCACGCTTAACTTAATGAAGTCAGCGCGTGTCGGTTACACCAAAATGCTGATGGCTAACGCTGCTTACAAGATTGAACACAAAAAGCGCAACGTGTTGATCTATCAGCCTCGTGATGGTCAAGCCAAAACCTTCATGAAAAAGCACGTTGAAACGGCGATTCGTGACATCCCTGTTTGGCGCGCGCTTGCACCTTGGATGGGTCGCAAACATAAAGACAGCACGCTAGAAGATAAAATATTCACCAATGGCAAAACGCTGATGGTGCGCGGTGGTACCGCTGCAGCTAACTATCGCGAAATCTCCACCGATGATGTGATCTACGATGAGCTAGCGGGTTTTGATGAATCCATCGAGCACGAAGGTAACGCCACATCGCTCGGTGATACTCGTATCGAACTGTCGATGTTTCCTAAGTCGATTCGCGGTTCAACGCCTAAAGTGCTCGGTACCTGCCAGATTGAAAAAGCCTGCAGCGAATCACCGCACTATTTTAGGTTCAACTTACCTTGCCCACACTGCGACGAACTGCAGGATTTAAAGTGGGGCGGCCCCGAAGAAGCCTTTGGGATTAAGTGGCATAAAAATGCCAAGGGAGAACATGACCCAAGCACAGCCTATTATCTGTGTGAGCACTGTGGTTGCTGTATCGAAAACAATCAGCTCGATGATATGGAGCTGCACCCAAGCGCAGTTTGGATATGCGAAAACACCGGCATCCGCACTAAAGACTTTTTAGATTTTTATGATGCCGACGGAAACGACATCACCACGCCGCCCAATATCTCGATTCATATCTGGTCGGCCTATAACTCTCTCAACAGCTGGGCGAAACTGGTTACTGAGTTCTTTAAAGCCAAAGGCGATAAAGAAAAGCTGCAGACTTTCGTCAACACTAAGTTAGGCCAGCCATGGGATAACGACAACGGCGAACGCTTAGAGTGGGAAGAATTAGCGAAGCGCCGCGAAATGTACCCGAGTGGCAAAGTACCTAACTGGGTGGTGTATTTAACGGCAGGTATCGACACCCAAGATAACCGTTACGAAGGCCGTGTTTGGGGCTGGGGTGCGGGTAAAGAGGCGGCGCTAATTGACCGCTTTATTCTCCATGGTGATCCCGCTGATCAAGTGCTTAAAGACAAAGTGGCTGAGCGTATTGCGCAAAGCTATGCCCGTGCTGATGGCGTTGTGCTCAATATCGGCGTAGTGGGTTGGGATTCAGGCGGCCACTACACCGATGACGTTTACGCCATGAGTAAAAAGCTTGGGCTAATGCGGGTTATACCCATTAGAGGTGCCAACGTTTACGGCAAGCCGATCGCCAACTTCCCCCGTAAGCGAACCGCCAAAGGTGTTTACTTAACGGAGGTTGGTACCGACAACGCCAAAGAGCTGTTGATGTCGATGTTGCGAATTGCCCCTGATGTTGATGTGCGTAAGCCTGGTGCAATTCACTTCCCGTTAAACGAAGCGGTATGTGATGACGTTGAGCTGCAACAGCTCACCAGCGAACGCAAGGTGCCGGTGCGCCAAAACGGGCGGATCATCTATAAATGGGACAACCAAAAGCGCCGCAACGAGGCGTTAGATTGTTTCGTTTACGCCTTGGCCGCGTTGTATATCGCGATAGAAAAATTCGGCATCAATCTCGACAAGCTTTCACAAGTTACCCCGATCGCCATATCAAGCGACCAACCCAAAGAACCAAAACCCAAAGCCGTAAAACAGGCCAATGCAAATGCTGCTTACCTAAACGGTGGCGGTGGTGGCAGTTCTGGCGGTTGGCTGTAGTTAATGCCAATAAAGCCAAGGATAACAGCATGACCAAAACCCAATGCCAAGAGATGATCGATGCGTACTTTAAGGCCGAGCTTGATGTGTTGGCAGGTAAGCAAACCACGATTAACGGCAAAACCATGACCACCGAGGACCTAGGCGAAATCCGCAAAGGTCGGCTCGAATGGGAGCGCCGTTTAAATGCCTTTAGCCGCCCACAGGGTGGCGTCAAGTTAGCCAGCTTTAACTAATCAAGCCGCATTAATAGGGCATGTCTAAAAATATAAGTCGGAGCAACACATGAGCATTTTCAATGATGCGCTGGCGATATTTGCCCCGCGTTTAGCATTACAGCGTGAAGCGGCCGCAATGAGCTACCGCAACCTGAAAGGGTATGAAGCCGCCAGCCCAAGCCGCACGCATCGCGCTAAAAAGGAAAGTCGCGGGGCTAACCAAGCGGTATTTGCAGCAGGTAAAAGCCTGCGTGAGCAAGCGCGCTGGTTAGACGAAAATCATGATCTCAGTATCGGCATTCTCGACCGGATGGAAGAACGGGTGATCGGTGCCCAAGGGATTGTGGTTGAACCGCAGCCGCGCAGTATTAGCGGTGAAATCCTTGATGACTTAGCTAACGATATTCAACGCCGTTTCGGTGCATGGTCGCTTAAGTGTGATGTGACGGGCCGCTTTAGTCGCCCTGAATTAGAACGCTTGGTGTTACGTAGCGCCCTGCGTGATGGTGATGTGTTCGGCCAGCATGTGATGGGTAAAGTGTCGAAGTTCGGCCACCCAAATGAGCAAGGCACTCAATACAGTATTGAAGCCTTAGAAGCCGACTTTATCCCCTACGAGTTAAACGAACCAGCAAAGCGGGTACGCCAAGGGCTCGAAGTGAACGGCTGGGGCCAAGTGGTTAACTATCACGTATTGCTCGATCACCCTGCGGATCAAGTCGGCTTTCGCTACAAAACCAAAGTGATACCCGCATCGAGCATGATGCACTTAGGCTTATTTAAACGCTTGCACCAGCTGCGTGGCGCTTCGTTATTCCACGGCATTTTAACCCGCCTTGGCGATATTAAAGACTATGAGGAATCTGAGCGAGTAGCGGCTCGGATTGCCGCCGCGCTGGCGTTCTACATCAAGCGTGGCGATGCCGCCATGTTTGTTCCTGACTCAAGTGGTGAATCGTCAAGCCGCGAAATCCCCATTGCACCTGGCATGACCTTCGATGATCTCAAGCCCGGTGAAGATGTTGGCATGATTGAATCCAATCGGCCTAATGTGCACTTAGTTGATTTTCGTAACGGCCAATTAAAAGCCGCCGCAGCCGGTACCCGTGGCAGCTATTCCAGCATTGCCCGTGACTACAACGGCAGTTATTCAAGCCAGCGCCAAGAGCTAGTTGAGCAAGACGAATCCAACCGAATTATGCAGCAGTGGTTTTGTGCTGGCTGGTCGCGGCCTGTGTTCCGCAATTTTCTCAAAATGGAAATGCACAACAAGCAGGACCCATTAGTGCTACCGCCTGATCTCGACATGCGCACCTTATTTGATGCCGTGTACTACGGGCCCACCATGCCATGGATTGACCCACGCAAAGAGGCCGAAGGCTGGGAAATGATGATCGCTGCCAACGTCGCAACCGAGGCCGATTGGACTCGCGCCCGTGGCCGTAATCCTGCAGAAGTAAAACGCCAGCGTAAGCGTGAGGTGGATTACAACCGCGAAAACAACATGGTCACGGCCAATGACCCCGACCCCTCGCTAGGAGATCCTAACAGTGAAAAAGACCCCAATAGCAACAGCAATGCTAAGCGCAATGCTGCCAAGCGGAGCGCTGAGCGTGCCCGTCGCAACGCTGAACCAGAGTAATAAACCCGCCAATAGCTGGTATAGCCTCAAAGCCCAAAACGGTAATGCCGAGTTAATGATCTATGACGAGATTGGCGGCTGGGGTATTAGTGCGCAACAGTTCGCCCGTGATCTACAGGCCCTAGGCAAAGTGGGCACCATTACCGCCCGTATTCATTCGCCAGGCGGCGATGTATTCGAAGGCATGGCGATTTACAACATGATCAAAGGCCACCCAGCGCACAAAGTTTGCTACATCGATGGCCTTGCAGCTTCGATGGCCAGTGTGATTGCCATGGCTTTTGATGAAGTCATCATGCCTGAAAACGCCATGATGATGGTGCATAAGCCTTGGGGCGGAACTCTCGGTGATGCCGAAGATATGCGCAAATACGCCGACTTGCTCGATAAGGTTGAAGGCAATTTAGTGGGCGCCTACCAACACAAAACAGGCTTGTCAGAAGATGAACTCCACGCTCTGTTAGCCGCTGAAACTTGGCTAACTGGGCGCGAAGCAGTGGAAAAAGGTTTTGCCAACACCCTCACCGATCCGCTGCAAATGGCGGCATCACTTAATTCAAAACGTCTTAAGGATTTTACTAATATGCCTGAAGCTCTCAAAAACCTGTTTGCACCGCAGGGTAACAGTGCTCCCAACCCACTCGTGCCAGCACCAGCAGCACCTAATGCTCAGTTGCCTGCGCCTGCAGCAACACAACCTGATACCACAGCTATTCAAGCGGCAGCAATTGCGTTTAATACTGAGCGTATGAACGGTATCAATGCGGCATTTGCTTTCTTTCCTGAGTTAGCAGAGTTACGTAATCAGTGTATTGCCGATGCCAACATCAATGCTGATAAAGCCAAAGACATGATCTTGGCAAAGTTGGGTGAGAACACTACGCCGTGCGCTGTGCAGCCTAAAAGTGTCATTATTCATGCCAGCAACGGTAACATCGTGGGTGATTCAATTCGTGCTCAGTTAATGGCGCGTTCCGGCCATACAAAAGCTGAAGCTAGCAACAACTATTCGAGCTACTCCATGCTTGAGTTGGCACGCGCCTCACTGTTAGATCGCGGTATCGGCTGCGCTGGATTCAACAAAATGGAGATGGTCGGCTTAGCCTTTACCCACAGCTCAAGCGACTTTGGCAACATTCTGTTGGATGTAGCTAATAAATCAGTGTTAATGGGCTGGGAAACCGCCGAAGAAACCTTCGAGCGTTGGACCAAGAAAGGCCAGTTAGGCAACTTTAATATCGCCAAACGTATCGGCCTTGGTGACTTTAATAGCCTGCGCCAAGTGCGTGAAGGTGCGGAATACAAGTACGTCACCGTTGGCGACCATGCGCAACAAATCGCGCTGGCTACCTATGGCGAGTTGTTCAGCATTACCCGTCAGGCCATTATCAACGACGATATGAGTATGTTGACTGATATCCCAATGAAAATGGGCTTTGCCGCCAAAGGTACCATTGGCGATTTGGTATATGCGGTATTAACCAAAAACCCCGCAATGGCTGATGGCAAAACGCTGTTCCATAATGAACACGGCAACTTAGGTTCCGGTGCGCCAAGTGTGGCGGCCCTCGATGCTAATCGCATGTTAATGCGTAAGCAAAAATCGGGTAATCGCCACCTGAATATTCGCCCTGAGTTTGTACTGTGTCCTGTAGCGCTTGAAACCACGTTTAACCAGATCATTAAGTCCAGTTCTGTTAAAGGTGCCGATGTGAATTCAGGTATTGCTAACCCAATCCAAAACTTTGCCGAAGTGATTGCTGAGCCTCGTTTAGATGATAACAGCGCGGTGCAGTGGTTCCTTTCTGCGGGCCAAGGCCGTGACACCATTGAGGTGGCTTACCTTGATGGCATCGACACGCCTTACATTGAACAGCAACAAGGCTTCACTATCGACGGGGTAGCCACCAAAGTGCGTATCGATGCGGGTGTGGCGCCGCTCGATTACCGTGGCTTGGTGAAATCAACAGGCGTTTAAAGAGCGCTAAACCGACATAAATGGGCTATCAAACGATAGCCCTTTTTTATTCAGTTTTGTTTTTAAGCAGGAACACTCTCATGAAAAATTATGTACAAGATGGCAAGACCATCAGCTTTACGCCCACCGCTGCAGTTGCCAGTGGTGAAGCGGTATTACTGGCTACATTGTTAGTTGTAGCGATTGGCACCATTGCCGCCGATACCGAAGGTACAGGTGTAACCGAAGGTGTGTTTGAACTCCCTAAAAAATCCACAGATGTGCTCGCAGTTGGCGCAGCCGTGTATTGGGACGACACCGCTAACGAAATCACATCACTCGCCACGGGCAATACCTTAGCTGGCAAAGTATGGGCTGCTGCGGCAAATCCATCTACCAGCGTCTGGGTGAAGATCAATGCCTAACGTTGGCAACAACTTTGCCGAACGCGTGCGGGGTAAAATGGTGCGGCTGTTTCAGCGTTTGGCTGATCCGTGCCTTTTTACCCCAAGCGATGGCTCCGCGCCATTTACTCGCCTGGTGAGTTTGGATGATAACGGCGCTGAAATTGCGGCCTCGTCTAATGAATATGTCCCCGAGCTAATCAGTCGTGCCGAGTTTTTACAATCCGAAGGGGCGGTAAATTCAGGTGATGAGTTTGCGCTAGGTGAGGGCACTAGCGTCCAGCAAGGACGACTCACCCAAAGGGTAAGCATGGATTCAGTCAGCGTGACCTTTATCTATATTCCGCTCGAGGCCTAGCTAATGGCACGCATAAAGATTGAAGGCATGGAGGCGGTAACAAAGGAACTTAACCGCATCCGTGATGCACAAGCGCCAGCGATGAATCGGGCGATTGAGGATACGGTAAAGTTTGGTGAAAAGGCGGCAGTCGATGCGATATTTGCCCGTTATGGTTTCCGTTCCCGCAGTTACATTGAGCAGCATCTGTCTGTCAGTTTTGACCCACGCAGTTTAAAAGGGTTTATCACCGCTCGTTATCGTGCCAGCACATTAACCCGTTATGCCAGAGCCTTAACCCGAACCGGAAAGAACGGCGGCTCTCGGCCTGACGGTCACATGATCAGTGCGCTGCGAAATCAACCTACATGGTTTAAAGGCACCTTTACCTTGATTGGTCGCAATGGCAATCAAATCATGTTCCAACGCCAGAAAGGTGATAACAGTTGGCGAAAGCTTAAAGGACAAAAAGCGATGTACGGCCCTTCAGTGGCAGGCAGTTTTAGCAAGATCCGCGACGATATTGAGCCGCCGATTATTGCTCATCTGCGAAATAAATATGGCCAGTACGCTAATCGTTAATGCCTAAAGGATAAATACCGAAAGGACAGTCCCATGATCCAAGCAATTTTAGACCGCCTCGCGCTGGTTGACGGCACCACTGTGCGCGAAGGTTTTTATGTGCAATCAGTCGCATCTGAAAAGAAGTTTATCTTTTTGCAGCCATTCACTGATGAAGCTCGTTCGGTAAATGGTCGCGATAACTACCGTGATGATTTGGTGCTGCAAGTGGTAGCGGGTATCAATCTAACCAAGTCAACCAACCCGACAGCCGATCTCATTAACTTGGTTCGCGCCATTCGTAGTACGTTTTATAAAGATGAACGTAATACCGAGAAACCCAGTTGGTTGCCCTCGGTGATCAGCTTTAAAGAGTCTGAGCCCTGCAAGTACATCATGCCCGAAGCCCATGAAAAACATGGCCTAGCGGTTATCACCCTATCCCTTGTTAATACCGTTAAATTTGGAGACTCACTATGAGTGAAATAGTAACCGAAAGTTACATCGGCTCAGCGATCGTCTATATCGATGGCCGTGACTGTGGCAACGTGAGCGGCGTAAAGCTCGCTATCGAACAAGAAACCAAATCCTTGCCCAACTACCGTGGTGGCGGAGGTTATGCCGATGAAGTCACGTTGATTAAATCCGTAAAATTAAGTGCGACATTTTACGATTTTAACAACGAGAACTTAGCGCTAGCTATGCGCGGTAAGATTGATGTATTAACTGCAACACCCGTTGCAGATGAAGAAATTATCGCTGTGCTCGATGGCTTAGCGCAAACCGCAAAAATGATTGATACCAGTATCGCCCCTGTTGTTAAAAATGAAGCGGGTGATGTGACTTATGTACTTGATGAAGATTATGTTGTCAGTGCCGCAGGTATCCGCGCGTTATCGACTGGCGCCATTACAGCAGGCCAAACATTAACCATTGGCTACACCAGCCAAGCGGGTAATGCGTTGCAGGCATTAACGGAATCAGGCAAAACGGTCAGTGTGGTTGTTGACGGTATTAACGACTCAACCGGTAAACCGTGGATGCTGAAGTTTTATAAGTGGAAGCCCACACCCACATCAGGCTTAGACTTGATCGGTACCGATTACGGTAGCTTCGATATTGAAGGTGCTGTACTCGCTGACACCTCAATTGTTGCCACGGGTAAGTCTAAGTTCTTCGTCCGTAGCGCAGCATAAGTCTAAAGATTGTTCCAAATAGCCCGCAGCATGTGATCCATGTGCTGTGGGCTTTTATTTTGGTTTGTTAATTCCTATCAATCGGTGATGCCATGAGTTTTAAAGATCAAGAAGTGAATTTAATTATTCAAGGCAAAGATCTGTTTTCTGCTGAGGCCAAAAAGTCTGAGCAAGCGTTGCAGGAGTTGGGGCGCGAAAGCGAAAAGCTCAATGAGCAACTTGATGATTTAAAACGCCAGCAAGAGGCGATTAAGGCGATCGATTCGCTTACTGAGTCTATCAATAAGGGCGAACGCGCCTATGTTGATAACGCCCAAGCGCTCGATAAGTTAAAGCAAGAGCAGAAGCAGGCTAATACAGAGGCAAAAAACCTTGAGAAATCGCAGCAAGATGCGGCTGCCTCAACGGCTAAGCTTGAAACTGAATACAGCCAAACTGCGGCGCAGTTGGCTAGCTATGATAGCCAACTTGCCTCCGCTCGCGCCGAAGTTGAGCGTTTAACCACGACTCAAAATAAAGGTGCACAAGCTAGCCAAGCACAAGCAAAGGCATTATCCGCGGCTAAATCCGATTTGCAGCAGCTTGAAGCGGCCCAAAAAAATACCGCCACCAGTGCGACCAAGTTGGCAAACGAGCTTGAGCAAGAACGTAGCGAATTAACGCGCTTAGGTACCGAAGTTGAAAAGGCTGGCCGTAATAAAGCCGAATATGCGCTCAAGGTTAAAAGCGCGCGGACTGAGTTAAATCAACTCGGCTCTAGTCTTGGTCGCAATAAAGCGGAGTTAGACAAACAACAAACCGTGCTCAATAAAGCCGGCATTGATATGGGTAAGCTGGCCGATGCCAGCCAAGAATTAAAAACCAAACAAGCTGGCGCAGAAGCCGCGCTTAAAGGGGTTAACGATAAATTAGCGCAGCACGATAGGTTATTGGTTGAGTCTAAAAACTCGGCCAAGGTCGCCAACGCGCAAACTGACCTCACCACCAAGGCGGTGAGCACGCTGGCTAAGGCTTATGCGGTATTGCTGTCGGCACAGCAGGCGGTGCAAACGGTAAAAAGTGGCGTTGAAAACTACGGTGAGTTAGAAGCCGCTATTACTAAGGTTGAAAAAACCACCAACCTTGCCCGTGATACTGTGGTGAAAATGGCCGATGAGCTTAAAAACCTCAGCGAAAACGTCACCCCTACCAGCACGAATGAGCTGCTGCGCATGGCGGAAGTGGCGGGCCAGTTAGGCACTAAATCGACTGAAGATATTCTCAGCTTGGTGGCTGCGGCTGATGCGTTGGGGTTATCAACCAACTTAGCCGGCGATGAAGCGGCAACCATGCTGGCCAGAATTTTAGGGATGACTCAAGAAGGTATCCCTGAGATCCATAATTTATCCTCGGCTGTGGTAGCGCTTGGTAACGACTTTGCGATTACCGAAGCTGATATTGTGCAGATGACCAAGGAGATTGTTTCTGGTACCCGTGAAATTAACTTGGGTTCTGCAGCCGCTGCGGCGTTTGGTACTACGCTGGCAGAGTTAGGCCAACCAGCAGAACGTTCACGAACGGCTATGCAACGCCTTGGCGCTGAGATTAACGAAGCGAGCAAAAAAGGCGGCGATTCACTTGAGCGATTAACTAAGATTACCGGGTTAACTGCTAAGCAGATTGAGCAAGATCTCGGTGACGCGCCTGAAAAGGTATTGGTTAAATTCCTTGAGGGCTTACAAAAGGTTAAGGCCGAAGGCGGATTAGTCTCTGATGCCCTTAAATCGATGGGCATTGATGGCACTGAGGCGACAGGCGTTCTCAGTGTATTAGCGGATGGTACAGATCGTTTAAAAGTTGCATTAGAGCTAAGTAATAAAGCCTATGCCGCTGGCGATTACCACATGAAGGAAGCGATTAAAGCTTATGCTGATCAAGAGTCGGCAATCGGTCGCTTACAAAACAAATTCCACGGTTTAACGAGTGAAATCGGCCAAGCGTTCTCAGATGAAACTGATGCTGCTATTCGTGCCGCTGGCGCTGCTTTGGATGCAGTTGATCAGGAAGTGATAAAGCTTTTAGAACACTTACCAGAAATTGGGAAAGGCTTTGTTGAATTATTGGGTGACGTCGATAACTTTATTGCAGGCACCAGTAATAGCTTTGAAACGCTAGACTTAACAATGGGAATCTTTGCAAATGGTTTAAATGCTATTGGCGTAAGCGTTAATAGTATGACCCTAGAGTTAAGCAAACTAGATACTACCCAGAAAACTATCTTGGCTATTGCCAGTAAAATAATGGGTATTGAATATGTCACTGCAAAACAGGTTGAAGATAGCAAGCTACGTAGCAAAGAGATTCAAGAATCAATTACCCGTGATTTAGATGATATTACTAATCAAACTAAGCGGATGAAAGGGGAGTCATCCATTGCTTACGAGGGGTTAATTAAAACAGCTGTTAAATATCGTGGCTCAATTGACCAACTATCAATCGCCCAGCGCAATCAGTTAAACGATATCTTATTGTCGGGGAAATATAATGGTGACCTTGAAAAAACCTATCGTGAATTAACGGCTACATTAGTTCGTGCGAACCGCGAAACTGAAATTGAGGCTGAATTTAAAAATAAAGCTGCAGATGCAAGTAAGAAAAAAGCAGAAGAAGATAAGAAGGCTGCCGAAGCCGCCGATGCGCTTGCTGCTAGTCAGGGGGCTATAAATAATTCAACTAAGGCTTATGCACAAGCACTTAAAGATATTGAAGCTAAGCAAGCTACCCTAAACAGTTTATATGAACAGGGAAAATTGAGTGCTGATGATTTAGTTACAGCTTCAGCTAATCTGCATCAAACTATCAAAGCTTACAACGTCGAGGTGGATAACAGTAATGTTAAAGCCGTCACTCAAACGGAATTAACATCTGCATTTATCAGTAAGCGTAAAGAGTTACAAACTCAGTACGAAAAGGGTTTGCTGACCGAAAAAGAACTCAATATTTCACTGCAAGAGTTAGCTGCATCACATACTAAAGCCGTTGAGCAGTCGAACAAATCTATTGCTGCGACAGGGTTGTTGTCTGATGCCCAGCTAGACTTGCAAGAAAAAATATTAAGGACCGAGAAAGAGGTTCGTGATCTTGAAGCGGCTTTAAAAGATGACAGTAAGGCCTCGGCTGAACTGACTATCATCAAGGCTAAGTTGGCTAAGGAAGAAGCCAACTTAGCTGATCTGAAGCGCGAGTCTGTTGAGCTATCCAAGATAGAGAACGCGACCTATGTTGAACTGCTGATATTGCAGCGTGACTATGAAGCGCAGCTTGAAGCATTGGATCGAAATTTCAGGGCGGGTTTATTAACTAAGCAAGAGTACGATGCTCAATCACAAATACTCAAAGGGACGTTGAGTGAAGTCAATAAAGTGGTGGGTGAAAGCAGTAAAAAGACAGATGAAAATACCGAGGCAACGAAGGAAAACACTAAGGCCACTAAGGATAATACTGCCGCTGGTATTGAAAATGCTAAAGTTATCGCGGAACAATTAAGTACGATTGATGACTTTAGGGGAAGTGCTGCCGCCACTCGTGATGTGATTGTTTCGCTGAATACCGAATACGATTACTCAAATGCCACTATCCAAGCAATGACCGAAAGGTTAGCGCAATTGGATAATCAAATTGCGGGTGCTGATCAAAAACGCGAACGACGTGAAATCAATAATGCCATTCGGATGCGTGATTGGGTCACTCAAATCGAGAGCGGCTCACTCAGCTTGCAAGAGCTAGGTGAGCTTGCTGATCTCGCTAATAACTCTGTTGTAAGGCTTTCTGATAATCAGCTTGTTCCGCTCAACAAAGCGATCGATGAAGCCCGTTCACGCTTTAGAGAATTGGCTGATGAAATTAATAAAACCACAATGGATATTCAAGACCGGCTCGATACCGCTTTGGGCAACCAGAAGGATATTGCTGAGCGTAAGTTTGCTAGTGAGCTAAAGGAAGTGAACGATTTAATCACCACAGCTCAAGCATACGGTGATAGTCAGCTCATCAATAAACTGCAAAAAAGTCTTAGTGATCTTAAGCAGGCACAAGACTTAGAACGTAAGGCCCTGCAGGCCCAGCAAGCAACCGATAAGCAAAGCGCTGCCGAGGCAAAGAAGCAAGCCGAAGCAAGTGCTACGACTGCTAAAGCTGCGGCTCAAACTCAAGCAACTGCTACCGTTAACACGCAAGCCAACACCCAAACCAGCACGCAATCTGTGGCTAACACTTCAGATATGCAAGTGCTGCAACTGCAGGTTGGCAATAGCACCTTTAACGCCCAAATGAAGCGCAGCCTCGTCACTGAATTGATGAACGAGATCAAACGCCTGCAATCTGTTGGCGGTTAGCCAATCCTGTTATTCGCCCCAATTAATCAAAGGTCCCTATGACAACCATCGATAGCATCGATATCGCGGTGGATTTGCTGTGGCTAAACCGCGACAACACGCCCCGCGTTGCGGCCAATATGAAGCGCGCCTTAAACGGCGCGCCATTGGTGCAGCAAACCATTATCCCAGCCGGTATTGCCATGGAGTTAGGCACCAAATCGGGATGGATGCTGCGCACTGAGTTTGAACAACTAAAAGCCCATGCCGCCATTACGTTAACCGCCTTCACGTTGGCCTATGAAGGCGCCAGTTACAACGTGGTTTGGGATAACACTGCAGGCTCACCCATAACGGGTGAGGATTTATTTGACGAAGTTGGCGGGTTTGAAAAGCTCACTAACGTGGTTCTTAAGTTTCTGACCTTATAGGCTATCTATGGCAATCTCTCGCGCTGATTTAAAAGTATTCAAACCCGAGCAATTGGGCTCAAGCGATGATGCGGGTGGACAACGTACCAAGCTGGCGGTTGAGTCTGGCAAGCTTAACGAATTGTTTCGCGCTATTTCAGACATAGATCACGCGCAATCAGCGGTCGATATTGTGAAATGTTATCCCGCACTCGACACCCCTGACACCTCGATTTTGCTCGATGGTCATGTGTTTATCAGCCAAAAGCCAACCGATGATCTGGTCAGTTTATTGATCGCAGAGGCCGCCACATTAGACGATGCTGACCGCATGACCGATATGGTGGAGATTCTGGAATCATCTGTTCGTGCTGGCCAGTTGATCCGCAATCGACTGATTGGGCTACTTGCTGGTCAGGATACATTTCCTCGGCCATATTTGCAGAGCGTATATCAATTCAATGGTGTTGATTTTTATGAAAATATAACCCTTGTGCAAGGTCAGACTATTGTCATATCTGTTGAGTACCCAGGTGCCGAGAATGCGCTATATCCTCGATTCGAACATTTTTGCCAAATTCAAAAAACAGTTACTGGTGGTACCGGTGGATTGGTGCAATTTAAACCTGCAATACCGTTTGATACACCTAACTACGATATAACAATCAACGGTGAATCAGGCTGCACTAAATTGCGCTATACCAGCAGTAACGATGGCATTAAATATCATGGTGTCACTCAATTAACAGCAGCAGCAACCACTGAGGTTTTAGCTGTCGAGTCAACTCAAGTCGAGCTATTACCGAAGGTCAAAACGATTTCAGTGAGTGCAGGTAATGCACTTGATGGTGTATCGGATTCGCAGGGTGGCACAGTGGGTGGCATTAGCAGCCTGCCTTCAATGTATTATAAAACGGTATCGCTGCCATCCGTTGCAGGGCAAAGCACGTATATTTTTGAATTGCCGGATTTATTGATATCAAACTGGTTTAACGATAATGGTATTCAAAATGTGAAATATACAGGCGCGTGGCCTCAAAATGCGAGTGTCACTGTTACAGGTATGACTGTCACCGTTATATTCACGGGGTATACCCCACCAGTTGGTTACAGTATCGGTATCAATTACATAAGTGATGATAAATACGATATTTACTACACCCCAGCATCATTCCCTGCGAATAGAGTTATGGTCGATAATCGACTGTATGGTGAAGTTACATTTTTAAATCCAACCTACGGTAAAAGCGCCATTAAAATGGGGCAAGGTAAATCTGGTGTTAACGCATCACTGGTCGAGCCCAATGGCAATATTATTGCTCAGATTGATGCTACTACAGGTGTGCTTACTAAAAACCCTGATTTCAGGGGCGATTTCACTTACACCTATAACTGTATGTTGGTTGAAACAGTACCAGGTGAAGTGACCCCACCAGGCGATTTAACGGTTGAGTTTATTCTCAAATCGAATGAGCCGATTCTCGATACATTTTATCTTACCGTGTCTACCACTTCAGATACGGTGCTCAGCGCAAGTGCTGATAGCAATGGTGTTGTATCTGGTTCAGGCGTTAGTGGGACAATCAACAATGGGGCCGTATCGCTCACTTTTACTCAGCGCGTGTATTTAAGCACGCTGCGCTATGACATTAGTGAGACTGTCACACTATCACCGCCCCCAGAACTGTATGGCCTTAATCCATTGCGGATTAAGAACGGCGGGGTGGTGAATGCATTCACCGCATGGAACACGATTTCAGTGCAACAGACTGAAATACAAGTGGTGAGCAGCCCAGCACCAGCCCAAACCTACAACGCTCGCGCCAATGCGCGCTTTGTTGATATTACCGATGCTGAGGGTAAATCACTTTGGACGCTGGCTAATGCCCATTACACATGGGTTAAAGCGACAGGTGTTGTCACTATCAATAGCGATTTTACGGGCTTTACCGCGCCATTCATTCTCACCGATACCATTGGCGAAATTGCGCTAGTAACAGACGTACAAGAGCAAGCCTTAATCCTTGCGTCCCCTCTGAGTCAAAGCTATCCCATTGGTGCCAATGTATCGAGTGTGCAAAATTTGGGAGACTTACAGGCCCGTATCGGCACTGTGCGGGATATGACGGCATGGGCTAACAATTGGGACCTAGATGGTTCACCCGCCACAGGCAACATGAATACCGTTGATTTCCCCATCGAGGTCCGTAACGACACTGCAGTAAACGAGGACTGGGTATTGATCTTCACCAGTGCAACCGCATTCCGCTGTGTTGGTCGCCGCCTCGGTCAAATTGCGACTGGCGATACGCTTAATGACTTTGCACCTGTAAACCCGCTAACCCTGCAGCCGTACTTCATTATTCGTTCTGGTGCATTTGGTGGTGGCTGGCAAGCAGGCGAAGCCATTCGTTTTATGAGTTATGCCGCAAGTAAACCCGTCATGCTATTGCGCACAGTGCAAAGCGGTCACAGTCAAATCACCACCGACCGCGCAGTGCTGGCGTTCCGTGGCAACGAATCTTAATAGGGGGATGCAATGGGATTACCAGTAACTATTTATCGTTATACAGACGCGGGTGCACCGCAATTAACTAACGGCACCCCATCCGAGTGGATCGACATTTTAAAGAAAGTGTTAGTGGAGGGTTATGGCTCTAAAGCACCACTTGGCTGGACATTAGAATTTGAAAATGCTGGTGCATTTAAGGTTGCATTTCGTAACTCTGTTGCCGATGGTGGTAGTGGTTTTTATTTTCAGTTCTGGTCATCGACAGGTGCTAATACTGCATTTACAACCATGTTGTTGAAATGCGGCAGCAGTATGTCAGCACTAGATGTTTTTATAAAACCGTTATATACCCGTGCTATGGGGATGGCATCACAAACAAAGGGGTGGGAAATAATAGGCACCAGTCGTGGATTTTACTTAATACCTCACATGACAACTACGTTGCAAATGGGGCTCTCAAACGCAACACTGTATCATCAAGCGCGGTTTATTGGCGATATTGAAGCCAATACAACGCTCGACACCAGTCCTTTCGCAATTGTTGATACCGATGCAACTAATGCTGATGTAACTTCTACCACTGGTGCTGGTTTGAACTGGTTTGCATTGACATTCTGTGCACACATGAATAGTGCAGATGGTTCCAATGCCACTTATCTATATAACTGGACAAGGGGCGCTTTTGTATCAAATGCTACCGTTGATAGTGATGCTGAGTCGTTGGGTGTGAATCACAATATGGTCCCTGTAACAATCACAGGAGCGGTAAGTGTCAATGATGCAAACGGTGTGAGTCAAGTAAACAGTCTAAAAATGCCATATTGTCGCGGTTTAGTACCCGGTTTGCACAACTCCACTTTCGCTGGTTATCGAACAGTGAATTGGCCGAAGGATTTATTGGCAAATGATGTTATATGGGTGCTGCTGCGCTCATTCTACAGTCCGCAACTCTGGATTAAAACAGGTACGTGGTATGATTAATATTGCATTGAATACCGTAGTAAAAGCACCGATAAGTTTACGTGCAATAGTATCGGTAGATGCTGACATAGATGCGGAACGCATTTTAATACTGAACAGAGATACTGGTGATTTATACCATTCGTTCAAACGTGCATTAGCAATTCACATGTTTGTCGTACCATATCAACATGTAACTAACGATACATTGTTGGTTGGCATATTAGATAACGACAGGGTATACAACTGTAAATTTGCAGATGGTGTACGGGCTGAATCTGTCAATGTGAATGCAATATGACAGCAATAATTCTAAGGTTCGATACACCTTGGTTGAATGCAGTTAGCCCGATAACGCTCAGGTTTATCGATACCCCCGTAATTGTTGATAACAGCTTTGGTATTGAGTGCGGGTTCATCTGGTCAATGTTGAGCGATATCGAGCAGTCATTGATGCTTGCGGAGTTCGCCAGTGATATTGAATCAAAAATCGAGTCACCATGGCTAAACTACAACTCTAGTGAAGTTGTTATCAGTTCAGCATGGACTTCAAATGTAGCCAATGATTCGCTGTCGCAGATTCATTGGCTAAATAATGATGAAGTTCGAACTGACAGCAGCATTAATTGGTCGCTGCCAATCGATCATCAAGTCACATTAAGCGTTAACTGGGTTGTGCCCGATGAGCATCAAATACAATCATCAATTAACTGGCTGGATATTGCTGCGCACCAGTTGCAGACTGCAGTCGTGTGGATAGACGGTCAAGACCAAGAAAGCCTATTGATTATTCAGTACCGTGGTTTTGTGGTCGATGATGAAAAGTCGATTAAATGGGGCTTCCACGAACCGCGCTGGGTATGTTCTACCAAGTATCGCCCACCCGTTGGCAAGGTCACACTTCGATTCAATGAACCATTATCTACACAACCAAACCCGATTGTTTTACGGTTCACGGCCTCACCGAACTATTGCTACTGGGACGATGGCGGCGGCCTCATCGATGCCAACCCACCATTACCGAATATCGATTTTAAAATTCCGATTGAACCACAAATCCGTAGGTACTACTTAATGCAGCCAACGATCACATGCGTGCGAGTATCAGACAGTTTACCGATTGTGATCGTAAGTTGTAGCATTAGCCAAAGCCGTGGACAGTGGGCGAGGTCGGTTAGCCTTGAGTTCTCAAGCCGTATCGATGCGCAGCGTGCCCACAATGAGCTATTGCTGATCACCATTAACGGTTATGAGTTTTATGCCATTGCCGAGCAACCAAGCTCCAGCAAAGCCTTTGGGATTGAAACCCACAGCAGCACAGGCCGTTCACGCGCCGCTGAGCTGTCATCGTCTTATCGTTTGCCAATAAGTTACACCAACACTGTCTTGCGCAGCCTTGGCGGTATTATCGGTGATCTGTTGCAAAACACAGGCTGGACTGCAGAGCTAAGCGGGATACCAGATTTTAGCGTCCCTGCAGGCGCGTTCAGCGTGGGTAACAAGTCACCGATCGACGCGATTAATGAAGCAGCAAGCCAATTGGGCTGCATGATCTTAGCGGATGATGCCACCCGCAAATTGACTATCATTCCCCGCTGGCCAACAGTGCCATGGGAAATGGCAACAGCGGTACCAGACCTAACAGTGCACGATGCCGTGATCACCAATTACAGCGAGTCAGTCTCCCGCAATCCATTGTGTGATGTGGTTTGGTTGCGGGGCGAACAACAGGGGATTAGCGCTAAGGTGAAACGCACCGGCAGCGCGGGCAATATTCCTGCTGCTGACATTAGCGCCCAGTTGATCGTAGATAACCAAGCGGCGCGCATCGCTGGCACCAATGCGCTGGCAGATACAGGCGACAAGCTGAATGTCACTCTATCCTTGCCCGTTATGGTTGATTTGCCACCCGCAACACCTGGCATGTTGATTGGTATCCGCGAAGGTGCCGAAGTCTTTAAAGGAACGTGTGACAGTTGGAGTATTCGCGCCAGCGTCAGTGATCGCGGTGATATCGATATCGAACAATCCATTACAGTGATCCGCTCAATCGCGTAACCCTGCTAACAGTCAGCGAGGCACCATGCTTAAACAACTTCAAACAGCGTTAGTATTGCCACGGATGATTATGACAGTAGCTGCCGTAAACGCCGATGGCACTGTCACCGCCAGCAGTGCCAGCGGCCACACTATCCGCGCCATTGGCTCAGGAACAGTAGGCGATCACATCTACGTACAAGACGGCAGGGTGCTAGGAACTGCACCCGACTTGCCATTTGTGGAGATAGAGGTTTAGTAACCTGAATTTGAACGATCCATTCCTATGTATTTTCGTGTTGGCTCTTTATTTGGTAGCCTGTTTTTTGACCACGAATTAATAGCTATTACACCATATCTTTTAGATACCTGCTTTTTAGCAGCTGACAAACTGATGGAACAACTAATTTTATTGATAGTATCCATTAGTTTTTTTTCATCAAATTCTTCAGGTAATGATTCTAAAACCTTTTCAAAGTTGTTCATGGTAGATCCTCCTGATATGAGTTCGGATTTATCATTTCACAAACAAAATAAAAAGTAAAATATTTAATTAAAACAAATGCTTATGCTTGCACTGTTGACAGTCTAGTTAATCTTTAAACTTATCATGCAACCGCTTCGGGAATAGCTCTGTATACACTTGCCACAGTGTATTAATATTCCTGTGTCCAGTTACCTGTGCCACTTCATCAATACTATAGCCCTTCTCAAATAGCCGGCTGGCACCTTCACGCCTTAGGTCGTGATAGCGTAAATCTTCAATTCCCAATTCGTTACGCACCCGCTGAAACCCTGCAGTAACGCTGCGCTCGTTGTAGGGGAAAACTCGCGCATCATTCCTCGGCTGCTTTTGCAGTATCTCCCACGCCCCACCCAACATAGGCACCAACATGTGGTTACCCGCTTTTTTACGTGGGTCTTTGCGGTCCCGAACGATCACGGCCTTTTGTGCCTCATCTACATCGTCCCATGTTATCCGACATACTTCACCAATACGCATGCAACTCAGTATCGAGAAATCCAGCAAATCAATATAAGGGATGTGTGCAGCCCGTTGATCTGCTCTTGCAGCTAATCCAACTTTTAACCTCTCAATCTCATCCGTAGTCGGTCTGCGCGAACGCTTCCCCGATTTAGCGATCAAGTCTTGGCTATACAGTGCATCGTAAGCCTCAATAACCGAAATTTGTGAAACCTCATGCCCAAAATTTGATTTAGCGATTCGTAGCAGCCATCGGATCACGCTTACATCAACTGCAATAGTAGATGGCCCTGTGCCTGCGCTGCGTCGCAATTTACAGTGATCGATGATGTGGTGCGGCTTAATATCAGTCAGATTCAATTTAGCAATATCGCAATCCGATAACAGCCGTAAACAAAAGCGCTTCGAACGACCAATGCTGCTGTCGATGTTTTCATCTGTCAGGGCTTTGCTGATGATGCTGCCCAATGTAATAGGAGCCGTATCCTCAGTAGCAAACCCGTTTGACTCAATATCAATCACCCGATCTTTACCCCATGCCTCGGCAGCGGCATATTTGGTAAAGGTACGTTGCTCCGTGTATAATATTTTGCCGTTTTTCTTTACACGAACTAGGCAGCGATGCCGCACAGTACCGTCGGCTTTTTCGCGTTTTTGAATGCTATAAGATGCCAT